GCAGAGATTTCAGAAAGTTGAGGCTGTGTTATGGATCCGCTTTTTACAGAGGAACAACTGAACAAGATGAGCAGGGAGGATATCATCTCCCTGATGAAAACCATGCGGGAGCATTATCAGAAACAGGAAACAAAGATCCAGATCCTCGAAGAAAAAACAAAGGAACTGGAATTCCTGAACGCGATGCTTTCTGACCGTCTGACTCTTGCGCAGCGGAAACAGTTTGGCCCATCCAGCGAAAAATATGCGGATGGCTATACGCAGCTGAACCTTTTTAACGAGGCAGAGCAGGAAGCAGAGCCTGATGCGCCGGAGCCGGAAATGGAGGAGATCCATCCGTCTTCCTATAAAAGAAAGAAACGTTCCGGCAAAAAGGAGGAAGATCTTTCCGCCTTTGAGACAACGGAAGTAATTGAGTATAAGCTGACCGGCGCGGACCGAAACTGTCCGGACTGCAATACCAAATATAAAGTCGTGACAAAAGAGACGGTGAAGCGCCTGAAGTTTGTGCCTGCACGGTTTGAAGTGGTGGAGGAGGTCACCTATGTTTACAGCTGCCCAAAATGCGGGGCGATGAAACGTCCGGAAAAGGCGCCTTCCCTTCTCAAAGGCAGTGTGGCAACACCATCCCTGGTGGCAGGCATCATGAACGCAAAGTATGTGGGCGGCATGCCCCTTGCGCGTCAGGAACGGGAATTCGCCCGTTACGACCTGAACCTTTCCACAAAGACCATGGCGAATTGGATCATCCAGTGTGCGGACCGGTATCTGCAGCCGCTTTATGAACTGATGAAGGAAGAATTCCTCCGGAGCCGGTACGCTCATGGGGATGAAACCCGTGTTCAGGTAATCGATGAGCCGGAACAGAAAGGTTCCACCCAGAACTGGATGTGGGTCTATCTCACTGATGAATACAGCGGCGCACCCCGGATGGTCCTCTTCCAATACGAAAGAACCCGGGCGGGATATCATCCGGTGGAATTCCTTGGGGATCAGTACCAGGGATATTTCACCTGCGATGGATACCAGGCATACCACAGCCTTCCGGAAAGGATCACCGTGACAGGATGCATGGCCCATGCGAGGCGCAGATTTGATGAATCCCTGACCGTTTTGAAAAAGGACTTTACCAAAGAGCAGCTGAAGGAAACAACCGCATATCAGGCAATGGCACGGATCGGGATGTTCTATAAGATCGAGGAGATGATCCGTGACAAGTCACCGGAAGAAAGGTATGAAGAGCGTCAAAAGCAGGCAAAGCCGCTTTTAGAGGCTTTCTTCGAGTGGCTTCATACCCTGGAGGATGCTGTGGACAGATCTTCTAAGATCGGAGAGGCGGTCCTGTATACGCTGAACCAGGAAACCTATCTGAAAAGGTATCTGGAAGATGGCCATCTGAGTATTGACAATCTAGCTGCAGAGCGGGCACTGAAAAATTTTGCCATAGGGAGACGCAACTGGCTGTTTGCCAAAAGCATCCGCGGGGCACAGGCCAGTGCGACTGTGTACAGCATCACAGAAACTGCGCTTCTGAATGGACTGAAGCCATACAACTATCTCACATATGTGATGGAAAAGATGAAAGAACTCGGTGCGTTTCCGGCAAAGGAAGAAATGCTGGAGCTTCTCCCATGGTCCTCCAATCTGCCTGATGATTGCCGCAGCAAACTTAAAAAGTAAAAGACAGATCTTCCCCCGGTAAGTGCTGGGGGATTTCTTATTTTGTCAAGATACGGATTATTACTTACTTACAATCCTCCTTCAAAATGATTCCGTGGAAAAATCCGTAGTTTTGGTACTATAGCCATGTAAAGCAAGCAGAAAAGCTTGTTATACATGGCTTTTTTATTGCAAAAATTCGGACATCCCATGTCCGAGTGTTTTGAGCAGAAATCAAGTAAAATAATGTCATAACAAGAAAATATCTGCTAACAGAAATTGTCCGGCTTTGAGATGAGAGCGTAGTTACTGCGTTCCCATCTGAGTGCCAGACACTCAAATAAAATAATCTCATCGTCTGAGATGGCCATTAAGACGGCGGGATGCAATAGGAAATCCGAAAGCAGCGAAAGCTGTGAGGAAATCCGATGCCCCCACCGTATCTCGTCATGCCCATTTCAGCATTTGAGTCGGTGGAATCGGAAACCATCGGCTCTCTTTTTGTGTCCTGCTGTCCCAATCAGACAGAAAGGACAAGAAATGAAAAAGAGAGTAAATGGATTTACAGCAAATTACAATGGAGAGGCAATCAGACCGGATGAGGTGATGGTTCCTTTCGAGTACACGAATGGGGATGCAGAGAACTGCACAAACGCAGAATGTATTAAGACCGTGAAGATGGGCGGCAGAAATTTCAAGGTCATCTACAAAGCAGTCCCACAGGCGTGGGAGAAGGAGGCAAAGTCAGCGTTCAACCTGGTACAGAACGAGACCCTGGGGCATTATGATGTACCTAATTCAGTATCAATGGATGGATTGAAGGATGAGTATGAATTGGAACTTGGAAGCACACCATCTGCGGAAGAAACATATATGGCGGATGAAGATATGAAGGAAACACTTAATACCTTCGTGGAACTGATACATACACTGATTGAGAAATCTGCGAAGTTTGGGTATGCGGTATTGCTTATGCATACTGGCGTTAAGGGAGAGGAATTCTATAGCAAAATGAAACTGTCCCGCAATCCGGCAAATCTGGTACAGCAACAGGCTCAAAGCATTCTTCGAGGTGGACTTGCCAACGTCAACGTAAGTGACCTCAAAGGCTACAAAAATCAATATGAAGAAGAGTACCGAGCAGAGGCATACAAGTTGCTTGACAAAATCATAAAAATGTATAGATAACATGAGTGGCACTGCCTGGAAGGACGCATCCGGGCAGTGCCATTTCTTAATCTTTCTTATAAAAACTGCATTCAAATCCGTCTGCCCGCAAGAGCAATCCGTTAATCCACGGCGGGGTTTGCCCCATTTGTTTGCAGAGTTTTTCCAGAGATACTTGTGGGCTGCACTCAATGATAAGTTCATCATGGACATGACCGACAATCTGGCAATGGGAGAGAGTCCGCATGGCATATGCCAAGATGTCTCGGCTGACTGCTTGAACGATGTTCTCCACGAATTTAGGACCGTAACTTTCAATCCGAGTCCACTTCCCTGTGTTGATGCCTTCATAGGTCACGCTGTCAGAACCAAATTGATTAACACCCATACGTGGTTTTACATAGCAGAGCCTCCTGCCAGATGGGAGATCAATAAAGAGCATACCGCCTTGATAGTAGATATGAAAGCCATGTGTTTCAGTGCTTGTTTTGTAGATTACAGCTTGCTTCACAGCGGCATCTATCGCCCACCAAAAGCTGGTGATGCACTGGTTGGAGGTTCTCCATGCGTCAACAAGTGGCTGTAACTCTGATTCTGTGAGTCCCATATCAAGAGCACCCATTGCTTTTAAGGCACCGACCGAGCCGCCGTATCCGAGGGCAAGCTCCGCAATCTTTCCTTTCTGGCGGAGATGCCCATTGATGCCATGCTTTTCAACCGGGACTTTGAACATCTGACTGGCACTGGCGCAGTAGATGTCTTTCCCCTCTTTGAATACTTCAATACGCCACTGTTCTCCGGCAAGGAATGAAAGCACTCTGGCTTCGATGGCAGAGAAGTCACTGACAATGTATTTGTATCCAGGCTTTGGCACGAATGCGGTGCGGATCAGTTCTGACAGGACTTCCGGCACATTATCATAGAGAAGTTCTAAGGCATCGAAGTTTCCGTCACGTACCAGGTTACGGGCCTCTTCCAGATCGTCTATGTGGTTCTGAGGAAGGTTCTGCAACTGAATGCCACGGCCGGCCCATCTGCCGGAGCGGTTGGCACCATAGAACATGAAGCATCCCCTGGCACGGCTGTCAGCACACACCATGTTGGACATGGCAGTGTATTTGCTGACGGATGACTTTGCAAGTTGCTGACGGCAGGAGAGGACTTCAGCTACATCCTTATCAACATCCGAGAGCAGACTCTTCACGGCTTTTTTGTCGAGGGACTCCGTTTCAATGCCACGTTCGGAAAGCCAGGTCTTCATCTGCTGTACACTGTTTGGATTCTCAAGTCCTGTTTTTTTCTGCATCTGGTGGAGCAGTGCCTGTTTGGTCTTTGCATCGATTTCAATGGCATTGTCTACGAGCTGCATATCAACACCGATTCCCCGGTCATTGATTTCCTGGTCGAGATGGTATTCATCCCAGATGAAGTCCGGCACAGGGTATTTGATCAGTCGTTCTTTGATTGCAAGTTCCACCTCGACATCTCTTTTATTATAGGATTTGAAAGTTGCCCATTTTTCCAGGTCATGCTCCGGCAGGTTTCTTGTGCGGCCGCCATTCACTTTCGTAGCTTTACAAGGAGTACAGAAATATTTGATGAGGTCTTTGCCTTCCTTCATCTTCTGGTCAGACAGCTTCAGCACAGCACCGATACCTTCCAGGCTGAGTGGCAGTCCCATGTATGCCCCCCAGATACGGGAGCATTTCCAGGATGCCGGGTCAATATAATTGCCGACTGTATCCTCTGGGATGCTGTAACTATAGAAATGTTCGGGATAATTCTTTTTTAGCCAATAGGACAGGCAGACCCTCTCGAAGCTGGCGTTATATGCCCATTTGGTTATTGTGTCATCGGAAAGTGCCGCAAGGATATCATCCGGTACACACTCGCCCTGTGCAATATCGATCACGATGACAGGACCGTTATCAACCGAATATGCGAACAGCAGGATTTCAAAATTCGGTGATTCCGTATAGCGGTAGACACCGCTTTTCTTAAGATCAACATCGCTGTATGTTTCCAAATCGATGCTGAGTTCTTTCATTTTTACCATGTTTGTCTCCAATCAAAAACCAGGGCGGGACAGTAACATCCACACCCCGGAAGTATCAGTTATTCTTTGTTTCCATATAGGTCATTTGCCATTTCATCGTCCATTTCCCACGGCAGCCATTTCTTTCCGAAGTGACCACCTGCGGATACCTCATTGTAATTTACATCCAAAAGATGCAGATATTCGATGATGCCCTTGGGAGTCAGGTCATAGTTGTTGTGAATGTATTTCTGGAGAACAGGGTTGCATATAGCACTTGTTCCGAAGGTTTCCACCACAACGGATACTGGCTCAGCCTTACCGATGGCATAACCAAGCTGCACTTCGCATTTGTCAGAGTATCCGGCTTTCACAAGGTCGATGGCAATCTTTCGAGCCATGTAAGCAGCAGAGCGGTCAACCTTGGATGGGTCTTTACCGGATAATGCACCGCCGCCAATTCTGCCAATACCACCGTAGGTATCGCAGGCAAGTTTTCTTCCGGCGACACCGCAGTCGGCTTTTGATCCGCCGATGACGAATCTGCCAGTAGGATTGATGAGTTTCTCAAAGTCTGTGTTCAGACCATATTCCGCAGCAGTCAGAGCCATCAAAGGTTCGATGATGGAGCGGATTTCTTCCACGGAGGTTTCTTCCCTGTGCTGTACAGAACAGAGGAATGTGGTGATACGGCCGCTGTCATAATCATAGGACACCTGTGCTTTGGCATCTGCCAGGAGCATAGGGCAGTTCAATGATTCGAGATGTCTGATGAAACGGGTAGCCACTGCAAATGGAATCGGCAGCAGTTCCGGTGTCTCGTTTGTGGCATAGCCGAACATGATGCCCTGATCTCCAGCACCGCCCTTATCGACACCAAGTGCAATGTCAGCAGACTGTGAGGTTATCATGCCTCTGACATCGATGCAGTCATAGCCGAGTTTGTCAATGCCGATGCGGTCAAGCACCTCATATACCAAGGTGGCATAATCCGGTTCGTAGGAACTGGTGATTTCTCCCGCAATGATAACGGTGCTGTTCTTGATAAGGCACTCGACAGCAACACGGCTGTTCTTATCGTGGGCCAGGCAGTCGGTCACGATAGCATCCGCAATCTGGTCACAGATTTTATCTACATGACCACGGGATACTTGTTCTGAAGTGTAAATTTTACTCATTGGTAGAGTCCTCCTTGATTTCATCTTTCTTTCTAATCTTCGCAATCAATCTTTTAATTTTCGATACCACCCATTTTACGAAGGTGCATACCAGATAACTGATCCACCAACAGTCAAACATAATCAAAAGCATATATGCCGTAAGTACCAGGGTGTGTTTCATTGTTTCATAATTAAAGAATGTTTCCATGTTTTGTCTCCTTTTCAAATGTGGGGTAGCGGTGTTATGCCGCAGCCCCGATATGGTTTATGTGCTTAGTCCAGGAAGTCCTCTTCGTCCTCGGTTGCGAAGTCATCCTCCGCACGGGACTTGCCGCCAAGAGGAGTGCCATCAGAAATCTTCTGAAGGTTGTTCAAGCCACATGCAATCCCGCGATTACCATTCACGTTGTAAGCGTAAAGGTTGATGGATGCACGGCCTTTTACACCGGAGTACATTTCGGAACGGTCGATGATAGGGTTACGGTCGGCATCGACCACACCAGGCGCAGTGCCGGAGTTGGCATTGATGAAGTAGCTGTTCTTGTAAGCCTCATCATCCGGACGTTCCACATCGCCGTCACGCAGAGGAGTCTTAAGGGTAGAAAGAGCAGGTACGGACTTGCCGTTGCCTTTCAGTTTGGACTGACCCTCTTCATAGGCTGCCTGGATGGCTGCTTTGATTTTCTCGATAGTCTTGGTATCAGACTTTGGAATGATGAGGGAAACAGAAAACTTAGGTGTACCTCCCTGGATTGCTTTGGCATCCCAGCAGTTGAGGTAGCTGAAAATAGTGGTAGGGCCTGTGATAACTTTTGTTGGATTCGTAAATTTTGTCATGATATTTTTCTCCTTATTCTTTGAAATCTTCTTGTGCTGTATTTTTCATAACCGGACGTTTGTCCGACTTTGAAACAAGTGTTGGTTTTCCCGGCGGTTTGAAGGTCAGGCTGCCAAGCAGCTCATCGAACTTCTTCTTGCCGAGGAGTTTGGACATTGCCGTGATACCGAGAATGGATTTCTCATATGGATCGTATCCGGCTTCGGTGACGGTCTTTGCGACATCGTCCTCGTTTGTGTATTTGCGGTTGCTGCGGCCTTCGACTACTTTGAAGTGATCGTAGTCAGTGCCTTGCAGAGCCTGGTTCAGTGCGTATTCCTTCACATCGGATGCCCAGGAAGTCAGCTGATCCACTTTCATGAGAATGGCATCAATTTCGTGTTCCTCCAGAGTGGCAGGCATCTCGAAATCATACTTTGCAAGTTCCAGATTGTATTCGGCTCGTTTCCTGCAGGTGGCTTTCACTTTGCAGAACTGGCAGTGGCTTCCGGCATTAAAATCGCCTTTGCCTTCCATAGCCAGAAGAGCAGTGGGAGCAAGAACTTCATCTGCCCATTTGATAAGGTCAGCCTTGCTCATGGTATAGATGCTGACATTCTCACGGCGGGGTTGGAAGATTGCCATCTTGATGGTGTCAATGTCGTAAATGCCATCGAACATTTCAAGAACTCCCAGGCAATAGCACATCAATTGTGGATTGCCACCAAATTCTTCTGATTCGGAACTGACCATGATTCCAAGACCATGCTTGTAGTCAATGACCTCTGCTGTGCCATCTGAAAGAAGGATGCAGTCTGCTGTTCCAGTACCGCCTTCCACCCATTTGGAAAAGTCCACCTTCTGTTCAATCAGAACATCGGTGTCCGGGCAGGTCTGCTTTGCCTTTTCATATTCCTCCATGACAAAGGCTGCGTAGCCTTCAGCACAGGACTGCATTTCGGAATCGTAATATTCCAGGTTTTCTGTTGGGTCAGTGCTGTCACGGCCGAGTTCCTTTTCTACAAGGTAGGCACACAGGCTGTGGGCATCTGTCCCCTGCTGTGCATAGGAACTGGACTGGTCCGGGACTTCCGCACACAGTTTTGCACTGGGTGGACAGTTCAGCCAACGGTGCGAGGCTGACGGTGAGAGATAGGCGTGGCCCAGGCCAGCTTCTCTTGTGCCTTTGGCACAATTCACCTTCTGTTTGCTCATCCAATCACCTCCAGGTCAGCCATCAGTGCCGGATAGTCAGATTCCTTTACTTCGGATAACTTTTCTGCACCATATTTGCTGATGAGAGCCTTTACCTGGTCGGTATACCCTTCATGGGATTTTGCGGAGAATGCTTTTCTGACATCTGCAAAAGCATAAGTCTTAGCAGCGGGTTTGTCCTTTTTCTCCGGCAATGCAACAGGAGTGGCATCTGGTTTGGCAATCTGTTCTGCCTTGGTCTTCTGAGGAATGGCATCGGCAAATTCCGGGAGAAACTCTTTGAGGAGTTTTCCAATCTTTGCCATGCTTTCTCCGCAGGTAATGATGTTGTCGAGCAGCTGGGTAATTTCATTCATGTGGTTCATTCTGTTTGTCTCCTTCGTCTTTTATTTTTCTGAGTTTCGTTGCAATCCGCTTGGACACAACACTGATGGCAATCAGCGTATCGATGAGTTCCTCATCCAGGGCTTCATCCTCCAAGGGTTTTGTGTTTACATACATCGCTTTCTGCATCTGCAGTACCTCCTTTTCCGAAAGGCTCTTTGTCCTTCCTGAGAGCTATGTAATGGAATCTGACATAAATCCCAATTTCGAGAAAACTTTTTGAAATTTTGTTTTTGCCTGTTCCCTTGACAACAGCTATGTACTGGCGGCAGTCAAAACTCCCAATTTCATAAAAAATAAAATCCCCCTCCCGGCAGATTGTGTTTCTGACCAGGAGAGGGATTTTCGCTTTTATAAGGAAGAAAAAAGAAATTTGAAACACCGGGGTCGAAATTGGGAGTTTGATGTTCTCTCAATACATAACCCTTGGAAAGGCATACCAACCTTTACCTTCTAACGAAAGGAGAGCGACCTATGGGAATCAGTAAGTATAACAGTGAAGGCTACGCTGATCCGACCGCACACGAAGCCGTGAGGAATGTAGAAAAGGAACAGAAGAAGTGGAGACCACTTGTTTATATCTGTTCTCCGTATTCTGGGGATGTGGTAGGAAACACAGAAAAAGCCAGACGCTACAGTCGATTTGCAGTCGATATGGGAGCAATCCCCCTAACTGCACATCTGCTTTTGCCCCAGTTCATGTCAGAGAAGAATGAATGTGATCTTGCTTTATTTATGGACATGGTGCTGATGAGCAAGTGCGAAGAAGTCTGGGTGTTCGGAAAAGATATCACATCCGGCATGGCTGTAGAGATAGCAAAGGCAAAAAAGAAGAACATGACCATCCGCTTTTTTGCGGAAAACTGCAAGGAAATCACGGAGGAGTAAGAGATGAAGCTAACTTTATACACTGCCGACTGCACCGGAGATGCGACCAACTGTGTGTATCCGCATAAGGCAGAAATCAGTAATAAGCAGGAACTGGTAAAAGCGGTAGCCCGTGACCAGGTCTTTGCCAGATACAAGAACAGCTACCGCAATATCAGCAACTTTCTGGAATCCGATGTCATTCCTATGGATTGTGATAATGACCATTCGGAGAAACCGGAGGACTGGCTCAGTGCATCTGCTCTGGAAGAGATTTTTGCAGATGTTGACCACATCATCATTCCAAGCCGACACCATATGCTCGAAAAGAATGGGAAGGCTGCAAGACCCCGTTACCATATCTTATTTGCGATTCCAGCCTGCACCGATGCGGCTATGTATGCAGCAGTGAAGTCTGCAATCCAGAAGAAGTATGAATTCTTCGATAACAATGCCCTGGATGCCGCCCGTTTCTTTTATGGTGCGGCCTGTGAGCTGGATGATATTACCTGGCACGAAGGTTTTCTTTCTATTGATGAATCATTGGATGAGTCGGATTACCTGGAAACAGAGGTTGATAAGGAAGAACAGCAGAATCCTTCCGGCGGTCCCATCCTGGAGGGCAGCCGCAACAATACCATGAGCCGTTTTGCCGGGAGAGTCTTGAAGAAATATGGTGTGTGCGATAAGGCCCACCAGGTATTCCTGCAAAGAGCAGAGCAGTGTGATCCGCCGCTTGATGCCAGTGAACTTAATACAATATGGAACAGTGCCGTGAAGTTTGTAAAAATGGTACAGAGCCAGGAAGGCTACATTCCCCCGGAACAGTTCAATGCCGATTTTGATGGAGAAGGACTCAAGCCGGAGGATTATTCCGATTTGGGAGAGGCAAAGGTTCTCGCTAGGGAGTTTGGCAATGAACTGAAATACACCAGTGCGACTGACCTTCTTCGTTATGACGGGGAATGCTGGCGTGAGGACAAACAGATGGCACTTGGAGCATCGTTGGATTTTATGGACCTTCAGCTGCAGGATGCCCAGGATGCAGTGGAGGCAGCCGAGGAGAATCTGTTGTCTGCCGGACTGGATGAAGCCACGGTCAAAGGTCGGGGAAAGAATCTGGAAAAAGCCTGTGCTTCCATGATGGGTATGTATTACAAACTGGTGGGAGCGGATACCTATCTGAAGTTTGTCATGAAGTATCGGAATTACCGTAATATCATCAATGTCCAGAATACGGTCAAACCGATGGTGGCTCTTGATGTATCCATGCTCGATCTTGACCCCAAACTGCTGAATACACCGTTTGCAACTTATGATCTGGACAAGGGGCTGGCAGGCGAACAGCCACATGACCCGGCAGACCTTATTACGAAGATTACGAATGTTGCTCCGGGAGATGACGGAAAGGATATCTGGGAGGATGCCCTTAACACCTTTTTCTGCGGAAATCAGAAACTGATTGATTATGTGCAGGAAACGGTCGGCATGGCAGCCATCGGAAAGGTCTACCAGGAACACATGATCATCGCCTATGGCGGGGGTGCCAATGGTAAGTCCACCTTCTGGAATACCATCTTCAGAGTCCTTGGCTCTTATGCCGGGAAGATTTCTGCGGATACGTTGACCATGAACTGCAAGCACAACACCCGCCCGGAGGCTGCCGAACTCAAAGGCAAGCGTCTCATCATTGCATCCGAGATGGAGGAAGGCATGAGACTAAATACCGCAATGGTAAAGCAGCTCTGTTCCACAGATGAAATCCAGGCGGAGAAGAAGTACAAGGACCCGTTCCATTTCGTGCCGTCCCACACACTGGTGCTGTATACCAACCACCTGCCGAAAGTAGGTGCCAATGATGATGGTATCTGGAGACGTCTTGTCGTTATCCCCTTCAATGCCAAGATTACGGGAAAATCCGACATTAAGAACTATGCGGATTACCTGTTTGAGAAGGCCGGCTCTTATATCATGGCATGGATCATCAATGGAGCGAAGAAAGCCATCGATGCTAATTTCCATACCGACCTTCCAAAGGTGGTGGAGGATGCCATTGAGAAATACCGTGAGTCCAGTGATTGGTTGGGGCAGTTTATTGAGGAACGCTGCGATGTTGATCCTTCCTATTCTGAGAAGTCAGGAGAGTTGTATCAGCAGTATCGTTTCCTGTGTATGCAGAATGGAGAATATGTCCGTAGCACTACCGATTTTTACGGTGCATTAGAGAAAGCCGGGTATGTCCGCAGGCGAACCAATAAAGGCAGCTTTGTTTGGGGATTGAAACTAAAGGATGGTCAGGACTTTCTGGAATGATGGAAGTGACACTCGTTTTCAATGAGCAAGATGAATAAATGAGGAAAAGTGGAGGTCATGACTGTCATTTCAGAAACTTTTCCAGAATGAAAAATAGTAAATGTGCTACTCATGTCACTCTATATATAAAAGTCCTATCGACAGAAAAATATATAAAAATCTTTATATAGGGGTTTTAAGAAATGAATGACATGAGCGGCACTTCCTAAAAAATGATGGAGGACTCGCATGAGAGAAAAATACATTGAACAGCAATTAACGAGGGCAGTGAAAAGCCGCGGCGGTTTGTGTGAGAAGTGGAACTCCGGCACAGCGGGGTGGCCCGACCGCATTATCTTATTGCCTGATGGAAAGTTCGGCTTTGTGGAAGTAAAGGCTCCCGGCAAAGAACCAAGACCCTTGCAGGTACACAGGCACGAGCAGCTGAGAGCATTGGGCTATCCGGTATTCGTCCTGGATGCTACAGAGCAGATTGGAGGTATTCTTGATGAGATTGGAGGTGATGCCCTATGAAGCTCATTCCACACGACTATCAGAAATTCGCTGCAGAATTTATCGAAAGTAATCCAATTTCATGTCTGTTGTTGGATATGGGCTTGGGTTGACAAAACCATAGTGACCCTTACCGCAATCGGCAGATTGATAAATGATAGGTTTGAAGTCAGAAAAGTCTTGGTGATCGCACCACTTCGTGTGGCAAGAACCACTTGGCCGGAGGAGATAAAAAAGTGGGATCACCTGTCAGCACTCAGTTATTCCGTAGTCATTGGCACTCCAGCAGAAAGGCTGTCGGCTTTGAAAGCAGATGCAGACATTTATATCATCAATCGTGAGAATCTGGTGTGGCTGATGAACCAAGACAGGAAATATCTGAACTTTGATATGGCAGTCCTGGATGAGCTGTCATCGTTTAAGGCCAATTCACAGAGGACAAAGGCTTTTATGAAACTTCGTCCCAGGCTGAAAAGAGTGGTAGGACTTACAGGAACACCAAGCAGTAATGGCTTGATGGATTTATTCTATGAGTTCCGCTGTTTGGATATGGGAGAGCGACTGTTCCGGTTCATCGGGCAGTATCGCACCACATTTTTCAAGCCAGACCGTTGCAATGGAAATATCGTGTATTCCTATAAGGCACTTCCCGGTGCGGAGAAAGCAATCTATGACCGCATCGGTGATATCACGATTTCCATGAAAGCAGTCGACCATCTGAAAATGCCGGAACTGATTAGTACCGAATATGCAGTCACCCTTGATGAAAAGGAACGGCAGAGGTACGAGGATATGAAAAAAGACCTTATTCTAGCGTTGCCGGAGCATGACATCACTGCTGCCAATGCCGCATCGCTTTCTAACAAATTGTCGCAGATGGCAAACGGAGCGGTGTATGCAGACGATGAATCCGTGGTGCATATCCATGACAGAAAGTTAGATGCCTTGGAAGATATCATAGAATCAGCAAATGGCAGACCAATCCTTGTGGCTTACTGGTACAAACATGATGTGGATCGCATTACGGAACTGCTGGAAAAGCTGAAGGTCGAATATGCAAGGATTTCTTCTCCCGGAAGTATTGAGATGTGGAATAAGGGAGAATTTGCCGTGGGTCTTATCCATCCGGCATCCGCAGGACACGGCTTGAATTTACAGGCCGGTGGCAATCATCTCGTTTGGTTCGGACTTACCTGGTCTTTGGAATTATACCAGCAGACTAATGCCCGCCTTTTCAGACAGGGACAAAAGTCAGGAACCGTTGTGGTACAGCACATTATTGCGAAAGACAGCATTGACGAAAGAGTCATGAAGGCATTGGAGCAAAAAGACTCCACCCAGACGGCACTTATCGATGCGGTCAGAGCAGAACTGTAAATCAGAGACAATCAGAGTAAATCAGAGTAAATCCGGGAACTTATAAACCATTTTTCGGAGGAACTCTATATGAACAATTATTTAGATCCGTATGACAGTCTGGTCAATGGCATCATCCTGCAGGCTGTCAAGGATTATAGGGATGCGAACAAGAAACTGGCAAGAGGCAGAAAGAATGCAGCGGCACAGCAGATGAAAGATGAATGCCTGCGGTTCTTTCGGTCTAAGTGGTTTACCGCCCTTACCGAGGTTGATCCGGAGTTCCTTATCCGGAAACTCGATGCGGAGGTAGAACATGACAGTTAAAGAATATTTAGGACAGGCATATCTATTAGACCAGCGTATCAAGTCAGACACCTTGGAGTGTGAGGAATTGCGGCAGATGGCTCAGAGCATATCAAGTCCAGGCTTTGAGGAACATTTCAACGCAAGCAAGAATACGGATGCACCGTACATCCACACTTTGGAAAAGCTGTGGGACATGGAAGAGCAGGTCATGACGGAGCTGGCACAACTGGTAAATCTGAAAGGACAGATTCAGGACGTTGTGAGACAGGTGGATAAGCCGGAGCAGCAGTCGGTATTGAAGTACCGCTACATCCACAATTACACATGGCCCATGATTGGCGAGATGCTGAATGCAGACCGTGGGACCGTGCAGCGCTGGCACAACAAAGCAATCAGTAAAATCAAACTGCCGGAAGATGCCATTGATTTAAAAGATGCATCGGTTTGCAGCTAAATGCAACGGTGTCCTATGTGATATTGTTAAGATGCGAAAATGAAATGAAGGTCACAGCCTCATGGGAGAAATCCTGTGGGGCTTTCCTTTTGCCGCAAAGGAGGTGCAGTGGTGCCAAGAAAACCAAAACGACCGTGTTCCTTCCCCGGCTGTCCAAACCTAACTGACGGACGGTTCTGTGAGGAGCATCAGAAACAGGAGAACAAACGCTACGAGAAGTATGACCGTGATCCGGCTGTACGCCGTAGGTATGGACGGGCATGGAAGAGAATCCGTGACAGCTATGTAGCACAGCACCCGTTCTGTGAGCAGTGCTACGACAAGGGAATCCTGGTGGAGACCGAAGAGGTACATCACAAGAAACCTTTGTCCCAGGGTGGAACTCATGACCGGAGTAACCTCATTGCTTTGTGCAAGGAGTGTCATGCGAGGATTCATGCCAAGAGCGGTGACCGATGGCACAACCATTGATGGTGGAAGTCGTGACGGTCATGGAAGAAACTATTTATATTTTTTGTGCGAGTGGAAGTCGTGACACCCGGTAGGGGCGGTTCACTTCTCTACAGTAAAGTCC